ATAATATTTTCTTATTTCTGGGATTAATTCTAATATTTTATCTTGTTTTGTTTTATCATTGTCAAGACTAAATAAAATTATACTATTTTCATTATTTAATTCTAAAATATTAATAATTTTATCTACTAATTCATCTTGTTCTTTTTTATATAAAATACTTTTAAGTTTCATAATATTATATGATTATATTATGAAATTTTTAAATAAAATTAATCCTTATAATTTTTAGGTTTTCTTTTTAATGTAGAATCTTTTTTAACATAATCTTTATAAGCATCTTTATTATAGGCATTTTCAAAGTAATTCTTATAATTTTCCTTTTTAACTTGTTTTATTGCATTTTTTATTTCTACAACTAATTCATCATATTTTAATACTTTTTTATTTAATTTTAAATAATGTTTTATTTGATTAAAAAATTCTTCTATTTTTCTGTTTGTTTTAGGGGTATAAGGCAACGAAAATAAATATTTATTACCACTATTTATAATTGCCTGTTTAACATATTCATTATTATGGCTACCCGCATTATCTAAAATAATTAAATGATTTTTATATTTATTAAATATATTTGCTTTTAAAAAATCCACAAATCTTTCTTTAGTCATACCACCTGCATCCTCGGTGGTGAGGATGCAACCACCTTTTTTATATAATGTTGCGCCTACACATTTAGAATTGGATATAGCACCTGCATCCTCGGTGCCGGGGTTGCAGGCACATAATAAAGTAAATTTTCTAAATACATAATTATCATCAGTTTTAGTTACACATCTTTTACCAAGAAAACATTTAGAATAACTACGATACATAAATGGTGTTATAGATGTTTCATCAAGTGAAATAATTTTATCTAATGTATATTTACCAACTTCTTTATAAAATGCTTCCAATTCTTTTTTAATGTCTGTAGGTTTTCCTCAGAAAGCAAAGCTTTCAAGGTTGAGCCAAAGGCTCCGACCATATCTTTCTTTTGGGTAATGTTCATGTCGTGTTCTTTTTCTTGTAATATTATTATCTCTTATAACTTGACCTAAATGTTGAGGTGTAATATCAAAATCTTTATATTTCTTTTTAATTATTTTATGTAATTCTTCCATTGTTATCTGTTCATTTTCTTTTAATTTTTGTATTGCATATTTAACTTGTTCTTTAGTTATTTTATAAGATTTTGGTTTTCTACTTAGTCTTTTAATTTCTTCTAACTCTTCATATCTTTCAATCCATCTTTTCAAACTTCTTTCAGAACACTTAAATATTTCACAAGTTTTTGTATAATTAGTATCATTTTCTAAATAATATTTAACTGCTGTTATTTTGTAATCTTCACTTTTATGTTTTGACATTTAATATATAATTATTTATATATTAAAAAAATCGGCATTTTAAATCTTCAAGGGTTTAAATCAATTATTTTATAAAAACTTAATTAATTATTAAAATTATTTTTATCCAATATAGAAGTTTATTCAAAATGCAAATTTCTTTATAAATAGTATATTTTCAATATATGACCATATATTGAAAATATAGTATAAATATATGATCTCATATAATCTTTCTTATAATAAAAAAATGAAATTTTATTTATAAAATCAAATAGCTTAAATCATAATCAAATATTAATAAATTATCAGAATAAAATGAAATTTCTCAAAAAACAAGAAGCAATAAATAATTTTAATAAACTAAAAAACAAGGATAATAGTATGTTATTTGCTGAAGATACCGATAGGGCAGGTACTAAATGTTTTTATGTTTGTAAACCAAAAGATATATTTACTAAAACAGAGAAAGCGACTGAACCTCATTTTTATGAATTTTGGACAGATCAAACTAAATTGGTTTTTGGGATTGATATTGATTTTGACATATCAAAAGAAGATTCAACGCCTGATGAAATTTTAACAAAAACAATTAATGCTGTTATTGATGGTGCAAAAAAATATTATAATCATACGTATAAGGCGAAGGATATTATTATTATGGAGAATGATAAAATGGCACAACAAATAGAAAATCCTAATAAATATTCTGCTCATATTGTGTTTAGAGGATTAAATTTTTCAAGTTGTGTTGTTTCAAAAGATTTTTTTCTTCGTTTGGATAAAGATTATCAGATTTCTAAATATTATGTTGACAAAAGTATCTACAACATGACTTGTCTTAGATTATTTCTAAGTTCCAAAATGGGTAAACAAGCTATTTTGGTTCCAAAGAAATTTCAAATCAATGGTGAACAAACAATGGTTTGTAATATAAATGGATCAAAAGATGATTTATATAATTTTTTTCTTCAAACTATGATTACTCATACTGATCCTAAATCAAAATTAATAGGTCTTAAAGATCTTAAACATAAACAAGATCAACTCATGCCAAAATGTGCTGATAATAATAATGATGTATCAAATATAAATATCGAATCTATTTTGATGAATCTACCATCGAAATATTATGATGAATATGACTTTTGGATCAAAATTGGAATGATCTTACATACTCATTCAACTGAAACAAATAACTTGTATGATATTTGGAATAGATGGTCTTCACAATCTGATAAATATAAGGAAAGAGAGATGTTACCTAAATGGAATTCATTTGCTAAATCAACTTCTAAGATAACTATTGGAACTTTAATTAAATGGGCTAGAGATGAAGGTGTTGTCAATATTTTTAAAAATACTAAACCAAATGTAGAAGATACTGTAAGATCCTATCCGATTAAACCAATCGCTTTAAATTTATCACAATTTGATCAAAATCATCTTACACAACTAAATCAACCTAAACTTACTCCTGATGTTTATATTCCTGTTTTAAATAAGAAATTAGTCGCAGTACAATCAGAAAAAGGAACAGGTAAAACATCAAATCTTTTAGCAACTTTATTTGATAAAGAAAAGAGTTGGATTAATTCAGAAACTAGTATCTTATTCATTTCAAGTCGTATAACCTTCGGTTATAAATTACTTGGTGATTTAAAAGAAGATGATTTTGAACTATATTCTCAATTAAAAGATCATGATATTTATTCAAAGAGAATTATTTGTCAAATTGACTCACTTTTGAGGTTGAAACGTGATGCATATGATATTATTATTGTTGATGAATGTGAATCATTAGCAAGATATATGACATCTAGTCATTTTACAAAAAATTCTAAGGCTAGTTTAATTATTGCTGAATTAGAGATGCGTTTACATGATGCTGGACAAGTATATATTATGGATGCTGATTTATCAGATAGATGTATTAATTTTTATAAAAATGCAACTTCGGTTAATTCTAATAATGATATGCATTTAATTGTAAATGATTTCAAAGCATATGCTGAATATAAATTAAATTACTGTCAATATGCAACTTGGTTAAGAAAAATTCTACTAATGATGGAATTAAATAAAAAAATTGTTGTTGCAATGGCTTCTAATGCAAAGGCTAAAGATCTTCATAAGAAAATTTCCGAAACATATCCTGAAAAGAAAGTATTACTAATTCATAAAGAAACTACCGATGAAGATAAAAAAAGTCTATTACTGAAGGTTAATGAAGAATGGATCAAATACGATGTAATCATATATACGCCTTCTGTATGTATGGGTGTTAGTTTTGATATTACTGGTCATTTTGATTATATTTTTGCATATGGTTGTCATGAATCCTTGGGTGCACAAGAATGGTGTCAGATGATTCATCGTGTTAGATCTCCAATTAATAAAGAAATTTATATTGCAATTGATCAATATAAAGTATTTGATTCAACAGATGACACCATCTCCTATCCAATAGTCGAAAAAATGTTATGTTCTGATTATTATTTAACAAATTATGATCTACATTCTAATTTAGTTCCAAAAAAAGTTAAACGTATTATCAATGTTAATGAACTAAATGCTATCAATTCTCTGGATAAAGATACTAGTTCGGATACTGATTCTGATAAACCAGATCCATCTGATTCTGATCAAAGAACATCTAATAAGGCGATAGCTGGATTATATGATTCAATTCCAAATATTGGTTCGATGAATTTAAATGATAAAATTTTATATTATCCATATAGATCAGAACCAATATATGATTTATATGTTAGAAATAGTTGGGAATTAATTGAGAATAAGTTAAATTTTCCCGCTTGTTTCTTTGGATATGCCAAATACAAGGAATATCAATTAGAATATATCGCTCTATCTGAAGAAGATAATGCAATTTTAGCTGAAATGAAAACTATTAGAGCTGAACGTGAAGATTCTGAATTAGAAGAAAAAGTTAATGGTATTGTCGAAGCTCCAGATATGGATGTTGAAGAATATCAAAATAAAATTAAACAAAAAGATGAATTCATTACAAAAGAAGATTTATATTCAATTTACAGATATAATCTTCGTAAATGCTATAATATTTATCCAGCTATAATCGATGTGAATGAAGATGCTGATAATAATATGGATGAAGTTCCAAATCCTTTAGAAGAAACAATCTCAAATGGTTTTATTACTAAAGATTTTGTAATGGAATATAACGAAAAAGATATGATGAAATGGTTTAGAAATTTGGCAACAATGTTATCTACTCCTACTCAATCAACAAAAGATAAATTACAAATTCTAAAAGATAATCAACAATATGATTCAATTATTACGAACTGTTATATTGATTTCACTACCAAAAATAAATATTCACTACATTATTATCCCATTACTATTATTGAAATCTTGGGATTTGATATTAATGATCTAAGTCTTAGTATACAATATCCAGATTTAATTACTAAAGTTTATGACGCAATTGGATTTTGTGATGAATATACTAATGAGATCGCATTTAAATATAGTATTAAAATGGCATCTAAAAATATTTCTAATTTAACAGAAATTGAACAACTTAAATATATTAATCGTATTATTGAATCACAATATGGCCTACGAATCAAGAGAATGAATAATTCAGTTCACAAGGATAATATTATATATAGATTAGATGATGCAAATAAGTGGGCAAATCTACCAGAAAGACTAGAAATCACACCAGAAGAACTTGAATTACCAAAGAACATTTATAATTTAAAACGTAAGATTGAGCCAATTGAATTAAAACTTAAACGATCTTATAGATCTAATGAAAATGATTTTGATACTGCGAATTTGGATATCTTTATTGATGATGATGTAGAAGATCATATTGAACCATTATATGATCTAAAATATTTAAATATAACAACTATCAAAAATATTAATTCTGATAAAGAACACATATCCATATTAGATTCTGGAATAGAATCAATTGATGATGAAAATTGATGATGAAAATTGATGATGACAATTGATGATGACAATTGATGTTGATAATTAATTGTTTTTAACTCTTTATTTATCTTGTTATTTTTTAATTGTATAATTTGTATTCACAAATTATATGATGATAAAATTATATTTTTATAATATACTAATTATATAGTATGCAAAATATTGATTATAAAAAAAAATATTTTAAATATAAACAAAAATATTTAAAATTATCTAATATTGGTGGTGCATTAGTTAATAAACAAACAAATTTTAATGATGCATTAGACGAAACAAATGAATTAACTACAAAACAACTTACAAATATGCCAATATCATGTGTAAATTCACATGGAATTAATCAATTATTATTAAGAAGACGAATAGAAGATAATAAAATTTTTTATGATTATAATTGTGTCGAAAATGTTCATATCGGATATAAAAATGTTGAACAAAAAGCAACTGGTGTAAATGATTATGGCCAAGGTCGTACATTTTATTTAGATAGACATAATATTGATTGTGATGGGAGACCAATTATTGATCTTGAACTTGTAAAAACAGACAATACAATTAATTATAATTACAAATGCGCAAATGAACCATTAAAACCAACTGATTTAGCTATACAAAGACAAACTCCGATAAATGATGCTGGTAATGGAGCAAATGTTTATTTAGATAGACATTTAATACAATGTCCTGCTGAACAAATATTATCAAATATTAAATTAAATAGTCATTATCCACCAGATGCATCGTCGCAAATAGGTTATAATTATAGATGTGGAAGTATGCCCTCAAAAGTATATGAAGTTCCGAATCACTTACCTCATACTCAGAGTTGGTTATATATGCCTTTGATATATTGTAATTTTGCAGATGTTATTCTTTTAT